TGGGATCATAAAACCCAACATCATTTGATTTAACTCTTTCTTTAAAATCTCTTGCTATTGCTCCAAAAAGGCGACTTGCAAGGCCTTTTGAACGCATTTTTCCAGCATTTTCTTTTGTTTCTTCTTTTGGTTCTGGTGCATTTTTAGATTTATCATTATTATCTTTAGGATTATTAGGCTGAGTTTGGCCACCAGCTGGAGGATTTGCTGGTTGATTTGTCGGCGAACTTGCCGGTTGATTTTGTGTTGCAGTATCAGCTCTTTGTCTGCTTCTTCTTGCCGGCATTTTTTATCTTTTCATTCTTTCTTTTATTTTTTGGTTCTCTAACTCAATATATTCTATTAACATACCAACATATATTTCCCTTTCCCATGGCATCATATTGTCTAATTCCGTCAAACTATATTTGTGGTGTTGCATCAATGAGAAATTTGTTTTATAATGATTTCTCAAATTGTCATGGCGAAAGGTTATACGAAAAAACTTTCAAGGCCCTCCACTTCAATTACATGGTGATAACTACATTTTTTACAGGTCATTTCAATTTTTTCTTTTAATTTTGGTAAATTATTAAAGAAATCTTCAATTTTTGTGAACTGTTCTGGTGGCATAGTTTCAACAAATTCAACCATTTCTTCAATTGGCGTTTCATTTGCATAGTAAAATTGGTCACCATCATAAATGTATTCAATACTTTGTGCCAACATATTAAATGTAAGTTTCGTGTCATCATCAAATTGCATAGAGCTTTTAATAACATTAAACTCTGGATATTTCATTTTGATAACAAGATTGCCTGTCAATTTGATTTCATCAGAAATATTTTCATTTTTTTCAACTTTAACATCTAAAAGGTTCAAAGTACTTTCCATGATGTTTCGGCATTCGTGGGTGCCTTTATCGTCAGTCACCATATTATTACAACGGTATTTTGACTCAACAATTTCACCTACAGACTTTGCTCTAAGGTGAATGAAGTAGTACTCAACATCAATAATTGGTAATTTATCAATATCAATATTTTCAGTCAAAGTACAATTATAAAGAATATCACGTATTGCAGAATGAACATTAGCTGAATCATTATCTTCCATGGCCATCAAAAGATTTCTTTGTTCTTTGACTAAAAATGGACGATATTTAATTTTTTTCTTTGAAAGTGGTAACTCAATCTCATAAGTTGGCACATCAATTTTTGGTAAAGCCATAATAACTCCTTAATAATAAATTTATTTAATTTTTTCCCATTTAGTATAAGCAAAAGTAACGGTTAAATTTTGAAAACTTTCAGAACTCCAATCCAAATCTAATTGATTCATTGATATTGGATATGCATTATGACATATTATTTCTTTAATTGCATTATTATAATCATCATATTGTGTTATAGTGATTTCTGCAGCATAATCTTTTCTATAAGCAAAATCATATGTGTCAATAGGATTAATAACATTCATCCATTCAATGAAGTCATCATATATGTTTGTTTGTTTTGCAGACACATAAAACGACAAATCCAAATCATTGTATGTCGTTAAATATGGAAATTTTTGAATAGGTCCATATGTTTTTTGTTCAAGTGTTGCAAAAGTTCTACCAGGAAGTTGCGCTGTGTGACATAGATATTCAGTATCTTTACCAAGGCTGGGGCTACTTATTTGAACAAGAAAGCGGTTGGCTTTTGCTGGATTCTTTATATTATTTAAAAAATTTGATAATGATGATACGTCTGCCATTTATGACTTCCTTATTTCTTCTACTGATTCTTTCCAGACTTTTCCTGCTGGTGCCTTTTTAAATTGTTGAACTGGTAAATACATGGCAATATCCCACTCTTGAGGTTCAACGGCAAGTATCCTAGACCTTATGTGTGAATACAAGTATCGTTTGACACAAGGCCTAAACTCTTTGTATCTTCTGGAGGCGTTCAGGATTTCATATGATATACGCAAACGCATAATTTCATTATCATCGTTTAGGATAGCTCTTGGCATCAGTTTACGCATAAGCGCAAGTCTGTACCGAATTGGTAAGTAATGTATATTTAATCCTAAAAATCCATCTGCGTATGATTCAAGTGGTATTACCAATGGAAATCTGTCATAATAATCTAACTCAACTTTACCTTTTGGATCATATACAAAAAAATACATACTACCAATTCTGAATTTCCTATTGACATTTGGTTGTGGTTTTGCACCTCTTGGAACAAATCTATTCTTTTCTTTTGCCATAGGAATAGAAACCGCCGTTGGATTTCTAAGGTTTGCAACTTTTTTTGCCAGCCATCTCAATGACTCACGGCTCATCGTGTGCAACTCTGCAACAGATTTTTCTTCAGCAAGTGTGGTAAGGAGTGAGGGTTTTGTAGCCATGCCTTATTTAGTTAGAGTCCAAGGTGGTCTTCGGTGATAAGTTTAAATTCCCAATTACGGTCCAGACAGTATTCAGTTGCAGCCTTCCATTTGGCCTGATTGACACCCCATGTAGTAACTTCAGTAATGTACCTTTTGGTGACTCGTCTTTGTATAATTGGTTCCTGTGTTTGTTTCTTTGGTTTAACTTCCAACATCATGGTTTTCAATGTACCATTCTTATCCTTGACCTTGACCACGAAATCGGGAAAATATCTATGCCATCTTCCGTCAACGGGAGAAATGTATGGTACGACAACTTCCTCTGATGACCAAGACAGAATACTTGGATTTTTGTCGAGCCAATTCATCACTCTTGCTTCCCAAGAAGAGCGATATATGATGTTTTTGTAGTCCCCAACATATTTTTGAGGATTTGAAGGTTTAAATTGTCCAGAATATGCCATAAATAGTATATAGCGTTTTTAAAAAAAGAAATAAATTGGAGTATGAATGCCACTACCACCATTAGCAACACTAAACAATATTAATCAAGATAATAATGCTTATTTGTTAAATTATCCTCCAGATATATCGGATCCTAAAGGCAAAAGGCATTATGTACAATTTCAAATATTTGAAGCAATAACAAATAAAGGTGCAATCAATTCCACACCAGCTGCTGGTGATAATCCAGAAGCACTTAATAAAGATGTTATACGGGCCGCTTCTACTGAAGCAAAAGACAATCCATTAAACAACACATCAACTCTTGGTCCTGGATTTACAGGAGGTATAAATCCATTTGCAGCAAATAAAGTTACGGTAACAACAAGAACTACTGACACGCCAGTAGGTTCAATTGCACTTTATATTCCAGATGAAGTTGTTCAACAACAAGAGGCGCAGTATGGTGAACTAAGTCTAATAGGAGCTGCTAATGCTCTTAGTGGAGGTGTTGTTGGTGCTGTTTCAAGTTATGTCCAAGTGGATCAAGAAAAAGGTCAAGGCCTTGGGATGATATTGAATTACATAGGATATACATTTAATCCACAAGAACAACTTATGTTTGAAGGTATACGTTTTAGGACTTTTTCTATGTCTTTTACGTTTACACCAACAAGTCAAGAAGAAGCTTTGACAATACAAAGTATTATAAGAACATTCAGACAACATGCAGCACCAAGAGTTATATCAGCAGTTGCTGGATTCTTTTTTGTACCACCATCACAATTTTATGTTCAATATTTCTTAGCTGGTCAAGGTGAAAATAAATATATCAATAAATTTAAAAGGTCAGTTTTGGAAAATGTATCGGTAAATTATGCACCAAATGGATGGTCAGCTCATGCTGATGGCGCACCAGTGCAAACAACACTTACATTATCTTTTAAAGAATTAGAGTTGGTTGACAAATTAGACATTAGAGATGAAGGATATTAAAAATGCCTATTCGATATTTTGAAACCTTACCGAAATTAATTGTAACAGATGTAAATAAGAATTCAAAAGTTTTTACAAATTTATTGGCTCGAGCATCCATTATTCAGAATTTATTAATAGATCCATTATTTTGTTATAATTATGACGTAAAAGATTCTGATACACCAGAAACAATTGCACACAAATATTATGATACTGTTGATAGATTTTGGTTGGTTATGTTTGCAAATCAAATAATAGACCCATTATGGGATTGGCCATTAGATACTTATGATTTTAATAAGTATGTAAATGCAAAATATGGTTCAACAGAAATTTCTGAAATACATCATTATGAAAAAATTGTAACTAAAACAGATATTTCATCAAATACCACAACTGTTGAAAAATTTGTAATTGACAAAGACACATATGATAATTTAATTGAATCAACAGATTATTATGAATTCGAATCAGGAGAAGTTTCCGTTATTGTGACGAAAAAAGCCATTGATAATTTTGAATATGAATTAAATTTAAATGAATCAAAAAGAACAATTAAATTAATTAATAAAATATATGCAGGCCAAATAGAATCTGAGTTAGTTAAAATAATGAGAATATAAAATGGCAGATACGTATTTTCCCCAATCAGGTGCAATTGATGACCTGTCAATTCAATTAAATGGCAATAAAATAAACATTAAGAGACAGTTGGTTGAATTGTCTTACTATGAAGATATTTTTAGTTTTATTGTATCCGGACATCTTAAACTAAAAGATGCTGTTGGACTTGTTGAGAGTTTACAATTAACTGGTAAAGAATCTATTGTTATTGATTTTGGTTCTTCTTCAGGTGATCCAAGACCACCTCAGACTTTTAGAATTTATTCTGTGCCAAAAAGAATACCTATTGGTAACCTTAGTAGTGAGATGCTTGAAATTCATTTTTGTTCCGAAGAATTGATGTTATCGGAACAAACAAAAATTATTAGGGCTTATAAAGGAACACAAATATCAACTATGATTGATGATATTTTAACCAAAGACCTAAAAATTGGCACCACAAAAAATAGAATTATACAAGATACTACTGGTAAATATGATTTTATTATTCCAACTAAAAAACCATTTGAAGCAATAAGCTGGTTGTCAACATATGCTTTGCCATCGGTAGATGCTGGTGCAGATATGTTATTTTATGAAACTGTTTGGGGATTTTATTTTAAATCATTAGGAACACTGTATCAATCAGAGCCGACTGCAACTTACAAATATGACCAAAAAAATACACCAGGATCAACATTTTCTGATGGTGAATTTAGTGTTTTAGATTTTGAATTTGTAAAAACATTTGATGCTTTGAATGATGTTAAATCTGGAACATTTTCTAATAGATTGATTTCTTTGGATCCAATAATGAGATCCATGACTGTCACTGATTTTGATTATGAAAAATACAAGTCTAATGCATCAAAATTAAATCCAGGAACTATACTAAGTACTTCTACTAATAGACTGAATAAGAAACAAAACGAAGCATATTCAGGTACATTAAAGATGGTCGCAGGCAACTCCGGCCAAAAAAATAAATTACCAGAAAATTTACGTGGATTTGTTGCTGAAGATATTTTTATTGAGAAAACTGTTCCTAACAGAACTGCACAAATTTCTTTGATTAATCACACAAAACTAAAATTAAAAATACCTGGAAATTCTTTATTGGCTGCAGGTGATACAATTAATTTTAATCTATTATCTTATATTGGTGCAGAAAATAGGGGATTAGATAAATTCTATTCAGGTAAATATTTGGTAACAGCTATTAGGCATCACTTAGATGGTGATGGTGTTTATCAAGCTATTGTTGAAATATCAAAAGAAAGTACACCATCACAATTGAGTTCAGTTTAAGTTGAACTATATATTATTTTAGGGTAAAAAATGCAAAACTTTTTAGGCAAAGACAATTTCATTTGGTGGATAGGGGTCATTGAGAATAGAATGGATCCTTTAGGCCTTGGTCGTTGTCAGGTAAGAATATTTGGTTGGCACGATGACGGCTCACCCGAATCAATTGCTAAAATACCACTTTCTCAATTACCTTGGGCATTACCACTACAACCTCTAAATAGCTCACGTACCTTTGCATCACCTTTTGTTGGTGATTGGGTTATGGGGTTTTTCATGGATGGTATGTCTGGTCAATTTCCAATAATGATGGGCGTATTACCTGGATATGGAGCAGAAAATCCATTTAATAGTAACGCTATTAAAAAATAAGGAAAAAGTATAATGGCAGGTTCAACAACAACAAATACTGGATCAGGAGCACAA